GCACACTTGCTGCTATGGGTACTGCCTTGGCTCATAATCATGGCTTTACTTACTCAAGTACTGAACATGGTGTCATTATTGGATTAGTTTCTGTACGTGCTGATCTTACATACCAACAAGGTTTACAACGTATGTGGAGTCGGTCAACACGTTATGATTTTTATTTCCCAGCTTTTGCTACATTAGGCGAACAAGCTATTCTTAATAAGGAACTTTATGTTACAGGTGGTTCTGGGGATAATGATGTATTTGGCTATCAAGAACGCTGGGCAGAATACAGATATTATCCTAGCCGGATTTCAAGTTTGTTCCGTTCTACTGCTTCTGGAACTATTGATGCCTGGCATCTTGCCCAAAAATTCACTTCTACACCTTCGTTGAACACCACTTTTATACAAGACACACCACCAGTGAGTCGCGTAGTAGCAGTAGGTGCTGCAGCTAACGGACAACAATTTATTTTTGATAGCTTTTTTGATGTTAAAAAAGCACGACCAATGCCTATGTACAGCGTACCAGGCTTAATCGATCATTTCTAATGTTTAAGGCAATAGCAAACGCGTTCAGTTCAGCTCCTGGCCTAGGTTCTTTACTAGGCGGGACTGTTGCTGGTTTGGGTTCTTATTTTGGACAACAACAAGCAAACCAAGCAAATACAGAAATGGCTCGTGAACAGATGGCATTTCAAGAAAGAATGTCAAATACCTCTTATCAACGAGCTATTACGGATATGATAGCTGCGGGTTTAAACCCCATGCTAGCTTATTCACAAGGCGGTGCATCGACACCGTCCGGACAAACAGCAGTTGCACAAAGCGCTTTGGGCGCTGCAGCTAATAGTGCAACGCAAGCAGCCAATAGTATTGCTGATATTAATTTAAAAACTACTCAAGCATCTACAAATGCAAGCCAGGAAGATCTTAATAGAGCTAATCAGAATTTAGCTTTAATTGAGGGTGCTAATAAGTCAGCTCAATTACCTGGTCATCAAAGATATGTAGATCAAGTAACAAGTATGATTAATCAAAATAATGCAATGGCAGCGCAAAGTTCTGCTTTAGCTGCCAAACATACAGCTGAATTGCCAGAATCTAAGGCAATTGGAAGGCTGTATGAAGGTAATAAAGGCGCTTATATTAAAGGCGCTGAACGATTGTCACCTGTAGTACGAGATGTCGGTATAGGTGCATCGTCAGTTGGAAATTTAGTTACTAAAGGATTGTCTAATCCTTTTAGACCATATCAACCAGATAGTAGACCAAGTTCAAATAGGAGATAAAAATGTCAAAAAACTCTGTTTTTTTACGTACACCATACAACTATGATAAAGATGCTGCGTCAAATGAGTCAGGGTTGCATTGTGAGGATGCCTCCCTGGCTCAGCAGCATTTCAAAGAAGAATGTGATATTAATACCATTCTTCAAAAATTTAACATTACAGGCTTATTGCCTGAAAATACATTATCGCCACGTTATGGCGATTTTACCGGTATTGGTGATTACCATACCGCAATGAACCGCGTTATAGCGGTACAAGACGAATTTGAGGCTTTACCAGCCCAAATTAGAGCGAGGTTTAACAATGACCCCGCTCAACTTATCGAATTTATGGAAAATTCGGAAAATCGACCAGAGGCCGAAGAATTAGGTCTGGTCGAAAAAGCAGCTGCCGAAGTCGTAGAGGCTGCTATAAAAACCCCTGAAAAGGCGGCTGAATAAGCCGTAGCACAGTTACTTTACTAGATGTAACTGTGCTAGGTGACACCAAACCCTTAAATAGGAGATAAAACATGATGTATAGAAAACCAGTTAATAAACGTCGTTCGGCTAAAACTTTTAGACGTAACGCTAAACGGACTAAGTCCGCTAATATGCAAAAATCTCCACAACGTGGAGGCTGGAGGCTCTAAAAACCTCCAGGCACCTCACATGCCTTGTTATCACCCTATAAGTGCATATCAATGCACTGATGGAACTATAGTTTTCTCAGAATTGAGAAAACACGATATAACACGATCATTAAACCTACCATGTGGACAATGTGTAGGTTGTAGACTAGAACGCTCACGTCAGTGGGCTATTCGTTGCATGCACGAATCTCAAATGCATGAAAAAAATTGTTTTATAACCCTCACCTACAATGATGACCATATCCCAAGCGATCGATCACTACACTATAGAGACTTTCAGCTCTTTATTAAAAGACTACGAAAGCGGTATCCTGGACGAAGAATACGTTATTACATGGCTGGAGAATATGGTGAAAACTTTGGCCGTCCGCACTGGCACGCCTGTATCTTCGGACTCGATTTCGATGATAAGAAATTATGGAAACGGACTTCCGCTAATAGTCTCTTATATCGATCCCAAGACCTTGAATTACTCTGGCCATTTGGTTATTCCTCCATTGGAGACGTTACTTTCGAATCCGCAGCCTATGTGGCTCGATACATTATGAAAAAAGTAACAGGAAAAAACGCTAAAGAACATTACACTGAGATTGACCCTGAATCAGGGGAAATCACTACACGTAAACCCGAGTTTACGAAAATGAGCCTTAAGCCCGGAATTGGTTACGAATGGTATAAACAGTACACTTCCGATGTGTACCCTCACGATTATGTTGTAATTCGTGGAAAAAAAGTCAAACCTCCAAAATACTATGACAAAAAATATAAAATAGATCAACCATATGAGTTTGACGAACTACTTTACATTAGAGAAAAAACTGCTAAACTACACTTTGAAGATAATACTCCTGAGCGCTTGCTTGTAAAAGAGCAAGTAACTCAGGCAAAACTTCAAAAACTTAAACGTAACCTCACTTAAGGATATTCCTCATGAAATTAGTACTATGTTCTGTAAAAGACCGCGCAGCGGATGCCTATGGCAGACCAATGTTTGTTCCTTCTGTTGGTGTCGCAATTAGGAGCTTTAGCGACGAAGTAAACCGGGCAGACCCGGAAAACCAATTACATAATCATCCAGATGATTTTGATTTATATGAGTTTGGCGAATTTGACGATAATTCTGGTCAATTTGCTTTACATGATCAACCAAAACTACTATCCTTAGGAAAACAGGTAAAAATACCTAAGGAATGATTTAAAATAAACCGACTCAAAGGTAGTATCTTTGGGTCGGAACAACTAGGGAGCTTAATAACATGCATCGTAATCAATCTGTAGATGTTCATCAATTTACAATGATTCCAAAGGCGGATATTCCCCGCTCTTCGTTTGATTGTCAATCAACACATAAAACTACTTTCGATGCTGGATATCTCGTACCGGTGTACGTAGATGAAATGCTCCCAGGCGATACATTTCGCCTAAATATGACGGCATTTGCCCGTCTTGCTACTCCTCTTTATCCAATTATGGATAATTTGCATCTAGATTCATTCTTTTTCTTTGTACCAAATAGATTAATTTGGAACAATTGGCAAAAATTTATGGGTCAACAAGCGAACCCCTCGAGTTCTACTTCTTATGTTGTACCCCAACAAGTATCACCTGTAGGTGGATACGCTATTAGTTCTTTGCAAGATTACATGGGATTACCAACCCAAGGACAAGTAACTGCTGGTAATACTGTATCGCACTGTGCTTTCTGGCCACGTGCATACAATTTAATATATAACGAGTGGTTTAGAGATGAAAACCTCCAAAATTCTGTCCATGTTGATCTTAACGATGGTCCTGATAATTCTAGTGATTATGTTTTATTACGACGTGGAAAACGAAAAGATTACTTTACTTCTGCCCTTCCTTGGCCTCAAAAAGGTGCTTCTGTAAGTTTACCTTTGGGAACTTCTGCACCTGTGTTAACAAACGGACAAAATTTTACTTTTAATACAACAGGTACAACTACACCAAATTACAACGTTTATGCTAGTAATGCTGGTGCAGCATCAGTATTAACATTTGGTGCTGTTACTGCTGGTACCTCTATGTCGTTTGGTAACGTATCTGGCTTATATGCTGATTTAAGTGGTGCAACAGCTGCCACTATTAATCAATTACGTCAATCATTTCAGATTCAAAAACTTCTTGAAAGGGATGCTCGTGGCGGTACTCGTTATACTGAAATTATACGCTCACATTTTGGTGTTATTTCTCCTGATGCTCGCTTACAGCGTCCCGAGTACATCGGGGGTGGATCAACCAATATTAATATTAATCCGATCGCTCAGACGTCGGGTACTAATGCTAGTGGAACTACTACC